TAGGGTTTTTCTATGGAATATGACAGTCTTGATTCAAGAGACTCCAGGAACAGGAGCGACAGAAGACAGTATGTTGGATGTTGTTAGATTAAGAAGAGTGATGACTTATTTTAGCGCTGTTTATTATGCCGGGAATGACTGTTTTGAGAAAGGTAAATCACCAAGAAGTAAAGATGTTGTTGTGGAAGAAGAATTATAAAAATTTTCCTTTATTCATCATAATATTCTTCAACGTCAAGACTTTCTGGTATGATTCCAGTACCACGACATAAATGACATCTGTTTTTAGTGCTAACTGGAACGGTCCCTTTTTTAGCTGCTTTGGAAATATAGAAACCAACGGTGATTATATATTCTACAGGCTTTTCAATAAGTTTATCAATTTCTTGCACTTCGAGCACTTTTAATAATGCAATTAATTTTTGTTTATACATTGTTTACCCTTTCGGCCCCATACTTAATGGGTTAATAAGATTATTTGATTTAAACTTTATCGGACACGGCTTAATTTTTTCTTCATATAACTTTCGCATGTTCGCTACATATGACTTATACTCTTCTTGCCAGCCTGGAAAATCCAGATTAATTTTTTCAATTAGATCAATCCCTGTTCTTTGAGCACAATGGCCATGATGACATTTAAAACCTAATAAACCATATTCGCTGATAAATAACATTGTTCCATTATCAGCGTTATCTGTGTGTTCATCAATCCATGGGCAAGTAACATAATATTTACTACAAGACAACTGCTCTTTCAATGTAATCACATTCCAAATCGGATGATCCATGAAAAAATTATCTGGATAATCAGGCGCAGTTTTTTCTATTCTGAAAGTTGTTTTTGTTAAATCAATGTTAAAAGCTTCTGCATATTGTTCTATCGTAGCTTGCTGCTTAGGATTCCATAAAACCATTTGACATTTGTAAGGCTGCCCATTATTAAGACTCATTTTACTTGCCTTAGTATTATATCCTTCGGGCAGCCTTACATATCTTGTCACTCCCAACATCCCAGGATCAACATTATTTGAACAAAGCTTATTTACTAAACCATGTAACAGTGCTTCTATCTTTTCTCGTTTTGTACATGGCGCTGAAAGAATATATCCCCATTGTTGTGAATTCGGAGAAGTAGATAAAATCCAGCTTGGTGCAACTTCCTGGGCTATTTTATCCAATGGAATTTTCTCTCCAATATCATCTATAACAAAACAATAGGCAGCCTTAAATAACTCTTTTCTGCGCCGAGCTTTGTCATTGATTGAATGAAAAAGGCTAATTGCAAAGTATTGATTTGCACGGTCTCGAAGTTGGCGGTCAACATAATAATTTCCAAGCCATGCGCTGGCTGCCTTTCTTGTAAATCCTTTTCCCGGATCATGAAAGAAGTCGGTTACATGTACCCAAATGAAGTCTGCTCTGAAAATGGTATGAAGAAATTCCCGATTAGATATGTTCATAATCTCAATTCTCAACCGCCCGAAAAGGCGGAGGCGCTTGCGCCGGAGCCGCCCCTGTCGAGCGAAGCGAGACAGTATTTTTTTTTCACAATTCCCCCCTTAAAATAACGATTTCAATCAGCCCCCGGGCTGGGCTTTGAAAGTTCAAGGCAAATATCCCGTATGTTTTTATTAGTGTTGTAGCCTTGCCCTATACACGTTGCACCAATAGAGCTAAGAGCTTTTAATATTTCATTATCGACAATTTCGTTATAGCCTTTGTAGGTAATATTTATTATCATTTTTTCCTCCGAAACGATTAGTTATAAATCATGCTGCCAAGACGGGTATCCCTTAACTGCTTCTCGCAATTCAAAAGGGATTATGTCTCCAAATGAAATACCATGTTCAGCCGAATTAATGAGATGGTTATTAATTTTAGCTTTTATGTGGTTTTCGTCTATAATCTCTGTAACAATCCCCCACGGACTTTCACCCTGCAAATATACTTTTATGTACTTCCCCAATTCCATGATTGTTCTCCTTTTTATTAAATTTTCATATTCATTTTCTTTCAGATAACGTGGACTTGAGTGGTTTTATCCACTCAAAGTCTTTGTTAATCCTGCCCTGTTATTTCATTCTCTAAAAATTCCCTTACAGAATCTCGCCGTTCCGTTCTTATTAAAATAGTTTCACTTCCATCTATTTCATGGCAATGATACTCAACAAAACCGTCAAATTCCCTTATGCCTTGTTGACCTACACCAGAATAATTAATCGTTATTTTACGCTTTATTCTTTCCCTGCCACTCATTTTATGCCTCCTTTCATTTTCCTTTCATCAAATATGGTTTTTTACTCAATTCCCATATCTCTTAATAACGCATCCAAAAGAAATGTATAATTGCGAAGATCGCCAAGTTTTTCATTCCACTGACGAAGATTATAATCTTTTGGTGCTTTTGCCATATCACATATAGATGTATAATGTTTAGTTGCCATACCGATTAATGCTTCTACTGGATTTATTCCTTGTACTTTGGCGGCGCGATAAAAGTTGTTAAGTCTATCTGGATTTTTAGCTGCATAGTCTTTTGCTTTGCTAATAAGTGTACGTTTACTTCGCATTACAGATTTGTCAAATTCCATTTCAAAATCAGCTTGGTTCATGTTTTCACTCCTCTCAATAAGTTTTTAAATTATCCCTTTCCGAATTAACAACAATAACAATGCATCTATATTATTTGGCAAGTTATTGTTGATCTGTATTTTTTGGATTTTTTGCTTAACTTGCTCCAGTTTTACCATATCAGATATCTTACGATCTGTTTGCCATGTTTTTATTATTTTAGGCATATAATCTCCACATACGTTTTAATCTGAACATTTATTTTTATCTATTGATTCAATAAGCTCGTATTCATCGTTCCATATTTGTGAAATACCAAAAAATTCAGCATCACTTATTGACCATTCTTTATGAATATAACTCACACAAAAGTAAGTACCGATAGGGATTGTCTTAATAGCAGTTCCTCGAATTTCTTTAGTTGTAATAGCTGGAATCCAACAAGGTGCAGGTTTATTTCTGGTAGTATTTCTAAGTGGTTTATTCATTAATTATCCCGATCAATTCTAAAACAAAGTAATCACCGTTCATTTATGAACCACAATTACTTTGTTTATTAGAGTTTTTAAATCTTTTCATCCACAAGCTTTGACTCAATAATTCCTCTTTTCACTAATTCAAAATAACAATTTTTTGTTGCGGTAATATCAGCAAAAGCATCATGAGCACCCTCAAAAGGTTCTTCAAATAAGATTTCATGAAGTTCAATTAATTTAGGTACTTTAACCCTACCAATTTTATTTTTTAAAGCACAAAATTTAACTATTTTTTTATCTTTCATTGTACACTGATTAGGTACATCAAGATAAAAAGCTGACCTGGCCTCATCACTAAGATCATCCATATTTCTTTCTAACAAATGTTGTGCATATTTCCAGTCAAAATCGAAATTATGCCCAACAACTAAACTTGCTTGCTGTAGTAAAAGTCCAAATTGTTCTGCTGCATCAACTTCTTCAATACCTTCATTGTCTGCCTTTTCAATACTAATACCGTGAATCTGTTCGGCATGATAATTCATTTCACGTCCATTAGCTTTGATAATAACATTCAATTTATCAATCTCTTTTCCTTCTGTATCTGTAAGCAGTGCTCCAATTTGAACTGTCCATGCTTGCTCTGGATCATCAGCAGCTAATGCTTTTTTAATAAATCCAGATGTTTCAGTATCAAAAAATAGAATTTTAGGCAGATCTTCGGTAATAGTTTCATTGTCGAGTTGTTCTGTCATTTCTTTTCCCCTTTTTATTTGTGGTTTATTAATAATATCTTTACACCATTTAAGCTCATCAATAATTTTTTCAATGGAAAAAAATACATTATCTAAATCATTTTTTCCTTTTAAAAAAGTATCAGAATTTATAAATGATTTTGTTTCTAATGCAGTACCTATAATTGAAGCAAATCCTTGTTGCAATTTATTTTTTATTTCCATTTACATTTTCCAGTTAACAATTTGATTTAATAATTCTCTTTCTTCCAATTCTTCATTTTCTGCATTGTTATAAAAATCTTTTACTTTTCGCACAAAGGTAGTAATTAGTATTTCCTCCTTTTGATTGGTTAATAAATTTAAAGTATAAATAGTTGAATAAAAATATGGTACAGTATATTTTTTAAACAGTACTTGAATAATTAAATCATTATCATCTAAAGATAATGTTATTGTTGTTTTAAAAGGAATTTCTTTTTTAAGTCTTGATAATAACTCATGTGTTTCAAGTAACATGATTATTCTCCTTAATTAAATATTGGTGTAATTTTTTATTCCAAATAGCATCAATCAAAGCATTGTGCTCACCTTTTGGGGCTGGAAAACTTACTTTTCTATTTATCGAGACTGTATCCATAAGCTGTTTCAGATCTCGACAATACATAGGCCAACCATTTGGTAAATCAATCATCGAACCAAACAACCAACAAAATACAACCCAATCATAATCAGCATAGTAACCCCAAAATTCAGGTTTGTCATTTCCAATAAAATTTAATATTTCAGTTTTTATCTGCCCATAAGGCATCCACCGATCACATTTTTCTGGCTTTTCTAATTTTGTGATAACATTTTTCTTAACCCATTTTGATGCTTTGAAAGAATCAAAATCTGCACTAATAGCATAAAATTCTCTGCCATCTTCACATTTAATACCTATAGAAATAAGATCTATTGTATGTGGATATTCAATGAATTCTGTGTCAATGTAATATTTCATTTTTTTCTCCAATATTATTCTCCTATTTTAATTGTTTAACTACATTCCTATCCATCAATTTAAAAACTGTTTTTTCAATATAACTCGGATCATGTTTAACAGTTAATTCTTTAATTGAAGTATATCTACAAGCAGTTGCTGATGCCTCACAGGTAATAATGCCACTCTGTTCAGCCATTTCCATATATCCTCTTAATTGAGTAATATTGTCAACGTCCATATGGAAATTGCGTAATAATTCTACCCAATCAAAAGTATCTCTTGAATCAATAAATGAAAGTATTTTTGCATAAATATTAGCTTGGCTTGATAATCCAAGTCCATAAAAGGCATTTGGCATACATTGTTCTGTGAGTTGCATAATTGCCAATGCCTTTTTAAAATGTTTTTCTGTAAGAATTAAATTATTTGTGGTAGAAGCTGATAATAACATACAAATTTTATTTAAATGAAGTGGACGACGATGATTATAACCAAGAAATTTATCTGAAGGAACACCGGATTCATCATAATTATCTTCATACCAACGAACATATGCGTGTAGAAATTCTTTAGATAAGGTAAATGGTCCAGCTAAATTAGCTATTTCTTGTAAATCATTTTTTAAATTGGTATTTATTTCTTCCTCTTCTTGAGTTAAAAATTGCAGTGCTTTTCTTTGTTTTGGTCCTTGCCCAACTACAAATATAATTCTTGATATTAAGCCGCCGCCGACTGCTTCCCGAGTCAACTTTGCTTGTAATAAATCTGGAGTAATAGCGCCGATAATTGTTAGCCAAACATTAGATATATCTTCAGTTTTTCTGGCTAAGGTTTTATACTTCCATATATCTGGACAATCAAATAAATCGGTAATAGATGGAATAAGCATTTGATCTTTATCAGATAAAAATACTTGGAATTCTTCTGACCATACAGAGATACTTTTATGTTTACGTGTTATTCCCTGATCGACATAAGAATCTTCACTATCCATTAATTCTTTATATAATGCTTGAGTTGAACCTAAAGAATCAGCGCCAAGTGGGATTCCAAGTTGTTGTACAAAAGATTTAGCAATTTTCATCGCTGTTCCTTTTCTACCACCTGGAGGACCAACTAATGCGACATAAATATTTGGATAAACAAGTCCACGAAGAGCTCCCCAGTCACAATAGCACTTTCGCCGAAGAGCCGAGCTAATTGCAGCTAATCCTGACCATAAATGATATAATTCCGGTGGTTCTGTTCGTTGTGTATATTTCATGTAATACTCAAGCCAATCAGAGAGTTGTCGTGACATATAGAATTAACCTTTATTGATTATATAATTTTCCCATTGAGTAATAACAGCATTAACAACCAATCCGACCCTTTTACATACAGGCCGCTAAAGGTAATTCTTCCGGCCTATCTCTTGAGCTAAATTCATTCGCAAGCTCAAGTATTTGATCTTCTTCATCCTCGAGTGCCAGTTTCAGGGCTATAACGTTGTCAGTTTCCGGGTATTTGTATCTATTGTCTAAATGAACGCATAGGTCGGTTATTTTGTCCTTTTCAACACGTTTGATAAATCCAGACTTCGGAATTATATAATCAAACTTTTTACCCTTCACAAACAACCTGCCAGTTTCTTCATAAATAGCTAATTGCTTTTCCCCGATAAGATCAAGGAGCAGATTCTTGGCTCTTTGTTCGGCGGCTTCTCGCTCCTCTTCTCGATTACGTTTTGCTGACTGCAATTCTTCTCTTTGCGCTGGTGTCTGTATTCGTTCTTCATGAACATATTGGACAGGCCCCTCTACATTCTGCCATGTTACCCATGTGGTATCGCTCGAATCAGAAGTTGCAGAAGTGGTAGTAGATGCCCAAGCAGTCCAAATAGTTCCACTTGAAGTGGTTGAATTTAAGTCGTTATTCCAACCACTCCAAGTAGCTGAAGAAGTGGTGCTTGCGGAAGTAGAGTAGGTGACATAACTCATATCAGCCTCCTATAATTGTAGGAACCATTATGATCTTTCCAGCCTTGGGTTTGAATTTCTTAATCTTTTTGCCGGGTTCGCCACTCTTTTTAACTTCAAACGCCTTGAAGCCTTTTTCAATGAGTATATCAAACTGAGCCTCGGCTGCTTCGATTTCATCTTTGTTCTGTGTGTCCCAGATTACTTTTGTATCGCCTGTTCCGTCTAAAATTGCTAATTCACCCATTTTAATTCTCCTTTCTATTGTTATAAATACAAATTTTATGCCCGAATAGAATAAAACTGTATTTACAATGAGCATTTTTCCATTTTATAAATTCACCACAAAAATAAATTGGTAAATATAATTGCCATATATGAATTTTTTTCATTATAATATTCATATTTATTTCCTAAAATTATTTATTTAAAAGAGCAGTAGTTTTATCATATTTTTTAAGCATATCATTTATCACATCTAAAACACTACAAAGTTTTTTAATTTCTTCACCACTTAATGTCGGTCGAAGAAACTTTTTATTATTGTTATCCAGTAACATTTGATAAATTCGTGTTTTAGTTCCAGTTAGAACTCCTTTATAGTAAAAATGTCTTTTAAAGCCCCATTTTTGTTCTGGTGTTTGTCTTTTTTTACGTTTTTTCATAAAATTATTCCTATCTTTTCAAGTGCATCATCAATATTAACTTGTGTAAATGGACTAATTTCTGCTGTCTTTCCAGCCCATTGTTGACCAATTTTAGCATCAAGACCAATGGAAAAAGATCTTCCTTTATATGTAAAGGTATGACTCATATGATCTTTAATTATTAAAAGAATTTGTAATAAATTTGGAATTTTATCTTTATGGAATTGAAAAAGAATCGAGTCATGCACTGTTGTTAGCATCCTAATATCAAAACCATCTTTGCCCAGCCGAGAATCATTAACACATTTAATCATGCCACGATTTAATAACTCAGCTACAGTTGATTGTGGTTTAAAACTGTAAGCATTTCTAAATAATGCTGGCCCCATATCACCAAGAAATTTTCTCGGACTTTCAAATAAATTATAAAGAATTCTTGATGCTTGAACTTCTTCTTCTATTGATCGATGCCATCTTTTTAAACCTGGAAATCTATCCTGATAATTTTGTAGTAACCTTTTACAATCAGATTGAGATTTAAAGATATCTTCAACTGCAAGATTGTCTGAAAAAGTTTGAGGTCCCATCGCATAATTGGAATTCCC